TCGGAGCGGAAACCGAGGCAGAGAATGTTGCAGCACTGGGTGCGGTGTAAATATTAGAAAGTCTACTACCATCACCGTATAAATACCTGCCACTTAAAACTGGAGCAGATACAAATCCCAAAGAACTTAAATTGTTGACATAACTAGTATTGTCCAATGTGGTAGTGATACCCGTACCTATAACATAAGAATTGACATTGGATACAACATTATTCAAACCCACGATAGAACCTCCTCCAGAGGTAGGTTCAAACATGGTAATAGGCACTCTAGTAAGACTCATATGTAATATTTATCTAATTTGCCAGCAGAACCTCTAAGATCTTTATTTATATTTTAAATCGTATTTTATATTCCAGATCCCCATTCAATTCTGCAATAACCAGACTGAACACCATTTCCGTCACCTCCCGCGTTTCCAATCGTTATAGCGTTTGTGTAATTTGTAGCACCTTGTATTGGAGCATAAAACATCGCATAAGCACCGCCTCCTCCTCCTGAATTGAAACCACCGTTTGACCAACCATTTCCACTAATTCCAGCTCCACCTTTGTTTCCATAAATTGGAAGAGTTTGTCCTCTGTTATATCCTCCACCAGCTCCACCATTAAAGTCTAAAATTGATGGTCCAAGCAAACCTACTTGTCCTCCTCCTCCATTTGCATAGGAACTTCCGTCTGGATCAAATTGAAAATACCCATACCCTCCTCCTCCACCGCCCATTGCAACTCCAACGTCAATTCCTATGCCACCTTGACCTCCGTTTGAACCTAGGGCACCAGATCCTCCAATTGCAGAACCTATAACACCAGCAACAGCCGCAATTCCTCCTCCCCACCCACCACTAGTATTGTTAGTTCCAGCTCCTCCTCCCCCAGACATCACAGTTACACCAGCAGCTGAAAATGTAGAATTTCCACCATCACTTCCACCAGCATCAAAGTTACCGCCTCCACCACCAATCAAATGAACCCGAACTCTGGTCACGCCAGCTGGAATCATTCCAGACGTAATTGACTGGTTTGTGCCTACGGCAGTAAATTCAACAAATCCAGAAGATATTATAGTAGAGGGAGAACCGCCATTTAAACCATAAAAACTAAGCATATTATGATAAAGTTCCTCCTAGTCTCCAGGAATCAGTTCCAACCTTTACTAAGGTAGCTAAACTATATTGCCCAGATGTTATATATTTATTATTATAGTATTTAAGATCTACTCCAGAACTAGGAACTATTTGAAAAGTTACAGTTCCAGTTCCTTCTTGTATCACTACCATTTGAGTACCAATTGCAAAAGGAACCACAGAATTTGCTGGAACTTGACAAACACTGGAAACGGATGAATTGAATGATAAAATACCTCCAGCATCAGCAAGAGCTAATGTGTAAGTACCAGACTTGCTTCCATTTACAGCTGTAGTTATATTGGAAGAATTTAAATTTAATAAATTACTTCCATCACCATAATGAGAACCACTTAAAGACGGAGCAGAAACAGAACCCGTAAAAGTAGTGTTATTAGACGAATTTATATTCATTGCTTGTCCAGCAACTGTGCTTATTGAAACTAATGTCGGACTAAAAAATACACTACCAGTTCCAGTAGTTTCGTCATTTCTATAAGCTGTAATAGTACTAACATTGTCCGCTGATCTTCCTAATAAAGTAACGTTTTCTCCATCTGAGCTTCTTGCTTTAATTTTTCCATAATGAGTGCCACTTAAAGACGGAGCAGAAACTGATGTAGTAAATGTAGTGTTTCCATTGGAATCAATCCGCATCCGCTCTGTGGATCCTGCTCCAATTATTACGGTATTGCTTAAACTAGCTGTTCCTGCAATACTGCCTATAATAGTGTTATTTGTTCCGCTAGTTATAGCGTTTCCAGCGTTGTATCCTATAGCAATGTTGCTATCACCAGTTGTTAAGTTTTTAAGAGAAGCACTACCTACTGCAACACTCAAATTACTGTCACCAGTAGCAGAAAGAGCATTGGTCCCTATTGCAGTATTACTACTACCTAAACCATTACTAGTCAGAGCAAATCTTCCAATTGCTACGTTTCCTCCAACCGTACTACTACTAGCTAATGCAGAATATCCAATTGCTACGTTTGATCCCCCAATAGTATTTGAAGCTAAAGCTCCGGCTCCCAATACTGTATTAGTATTTACATTTCCGGCTCCTCTACCTATAGAAATGGAGTTAATATAACTATCACCAGAACTATATAAAACGGAACCACTTAAAGACGGAGCACTAACTGAGGATGTAAAAGTAGCATTAGCTGGTGGAGTATATTGGGTCTTAATAACTCCACTTAGATTACTTCCGTCTCCATAATGAGTACCAGACAAAGCTGGAGCACTAACACTAGAAGTAAATGTAGCATTGGCTGGTGGAGTATATTGGGTTTTAATTACTCCACTTAGATTGCTTCCATCACCATAAAATGTACCACTTAAAGCTGGTGCAGAAACTGATCCGTATATAGTTACCTTAGTTAAAGAAGTGGTATCTATACCCATTACTTGGGTATTAGTTGTACTCAAGGTAATACTATTAGAACCAAAAGTAATTCCACCGCTCGGAAGTCCTGTCAAAATGTCCCGAGCTTGAATGTTAGAGAAGCTTAAATTATTACCGTCACCATAATGCATACCACTTAAAGACAGAGCAGAAACTGTTCCGTATATAGTTACTTTGGGCCGGATAAATGCATTGTCAAAAGTTATTATTTGACTAGTGCTACTAGCACTTAAGGAGACAAAACCATCACTGAAAGTAATACCTCCAATAGGATTGAAGGCGTCTCGGGCTTGAATGTTGGTGAAAGATAATTTACTTCCATCTCCGTAGTGAGTTCCACTTAAAGCGGGTGCTGAAACACTAGAAGTAAAAGTAGCATTGGCTGGTGGGGTATATGTTCCTGCTATACCAGTTAACTTGCTTCCATCACCATAGAAAGTACCACTTAAAGCTGGTGATGATAACGAAGTACTAAAACTGCCTATTGTTCCATTTAGGGTTCCAATCAAAGTACCCCCTGCTAACGGTAACTTAGTAGAATCTGTTGATAGTATATTAACCAATTTACTTCCATCACCATAGAAAGTACCACTTAAAGCTGGTGCAGAAACACTAGAAGTAAAAGTAGCATTGGCAGGTGGTGAGTATTGAGTTTTAATAACTCCACTTAAATTGCTTCCATCTCCGTAATGGGTTCCACTTAAAGCAGGTGCTGAAACACTAGAAGTAAAAGTGGCATTTGCAGGTGGAGTATACTGAGTCTTGATAACACCACTCAAATTACTTCCATCTCCATAGTGAGTTCCACTTAAGTCTCCGAAATGAGAACCTGTAAAAGAAGGTGCTATTACAGCGAGCTGAACAGAAACTATGGCTGATAGTCTAGCGTTGTTTAGAGTTCCTTGTGTAAAATCTCCGGCATCTAAGTTTATCAGATTACTTCCATCTCCATAAAATGTACCACTTAAAGCTGGAGCGGAGACACTAGAAGTAAAAGTAGCATTTGCTGGTGGGGTGTATGTTCCAGCTATACCAGTTAACTTACTTCCATCTCCATAATGTACGCCACTTAAAGCTGGTGCAGAAACTGAAGAAGTAAATGTAGCATTAGCTGGAGGAGTGTATGTTCCTCCCACTCCACTCAATCCAGTTAATTGACTTCCGTCTCCATAAAATTTACCACTTAAAGCTGGTGCAGAAACATTGCCAACGTTTATGTAATTAGCACTGATAGAATTAAATACAGCTGTAGTTGCACTTAATACTCCATTAACAGAAAAAGAGTTCTGGACTAGATGTGGTTGAGATAATATTTGCAAACTCATAATTTAAATTTTGTTAACCTTCCCAGAGACGAATATATTTTTGATTTCCATTTATTACTAAAGATATAAAATCACCTGTAGCAGTCATTGGAGTGGTTTTAGAGATTATATTTACAATGTTAAGATTGCTGTTATAATTACCAAATTTAAAATAAAATACCCCCATATTGGCATTTAATGGAGGCGGAGTTGTAAATTGAATAGTTCCATTGTTAACAGAATTTACTACATAATCTATTTCTGGTCGTTGAACAACACCACCTAGAGATATGAGATAGTTGGTTGCAGATGGACTGATATAAGAAGTACTAACATTGAAAGCTGAAGTTGAACCATTGCCGGTGAAAGATAAGAAATCTGGTTGAGTTATTCCAAGAGATCCGTACAAATATTCATAAACTACTATAGTTCCATTCAATCCTCCTATTTGTGGAGGTGGTGAGGTAAATTGAATGGATCTACCACCAGTGGTATTAATAATAAAATCAACTCCTGGTTGTTGTATAATTCCATTTACAAATACAAAATAACGAGTATTTTCTAGATTATAAGTAGAAGATAATATACTAAGATTAAACAAAGAGGTAATTCCGTTGCTGGCAAATGTTTGTATATTAGGCCTTAGGGAATAGTTACCACTATAATCATAAGAGAAGATATTGACTTTGGAACTTATGGGGACAGTGGATGTAGTTACTAAACCATATACACCATCTATAGTGTAATTAATGGCTGGTTTTTGATGTATGCCGTCTATGAAGACTATATAATCATTAGACAGTGTTCCTACAAAAAGATTTCCTGGAAGAACAAAGGTTGTTGTTGAGTTATTAGAAACTGTATAAGATATAAAATTAGGTGCTTTGTAAGGGTATAAAGTTGTAGAAAATCCTTGATCAACGCTACCGGCTTTAAGAAATATGGCTCCGATATCCGTGCCAGCACTTAATATTTGAGTACTAGCATTAATTACTGGAGAATTTATAGAATTGGTATTAATAACATAGTTAGAATATATGGTCGGACTTATTAAATTAGAACGACTTGTTATGTTATTGCTAGTAAGATTATAATTAACAGTTATATAATCTATAGAGGCGCTCGGTGATTTAAATGCTGTAGAAGCATTTATAGTATTGCCTATTAAATTGTTGTTAACATATACATTTGAAAATTGTCCACTTGTAATAGTTACATTAGTAAGAGTTGCGCTGGGAGAAGAAAATTGAGTGGAAGCTAAAATGGTATTTCCGTATATAGTATTATCTACACTTAAATTGCCGATGGAAGCACTAGTTGCTCTTAAAAGGGTACAAACTTTTAATGTATCATCAATAGTTGCACATATAATTGAAGCACTTGAGGACTTAAATACAGTAGAAGCACAAACTGTATTGCCGTGTAATACAGAGTCAATCGAGGCATTTCCTATAGAAGCACTAGCTGCTCTAAGGAGAGTACAAATCTTAAGAGTGTCGTCTATAACTGCACAAGTTATAGAAGCACTTGGAGATTTAAATACAGTAGAAGCACATACTGTGTTGCCATATAATGTATTATCCACAGTTGTATTGCCTATGGAAGCACTAGCTGCTCTAAGGAGAGTACAAACTTTTAATGTATCATCAATAGTTGCACAGACAATTGAAGCACTCGGGGATTTGAATACAGTAGAGGCACAAACATTATTGCCGTATAAAACATTTTCTACAACTGTGTATGTAAAATAACTGCTAGGAGCGGATACAAAAGAAGAGATCCTTACAGCACTATTGGCGGTTATATTGGTTATAACTGCACTCGGAGACTTAAATACAGTAGAGGCACAAACATTATTGCCGTATAAAACATTTTCTACAACCGTATCTGTGGTATAAGCACTAGGAGCTGATACAAATGAGCCAATTCTAACTGCACTATTGGCTGTTATATTGGTTATAACTGCACTAGGAGACTTAAATACAGTAGAAGCGCAAACATTATTGCCGTATAAAACATTTTCTACAACCGTATCTGTGGTATAAGCACTAGGGGCAGATACAAACGAGGCAATTCTCACCGCACTATTAGCGGTTATATTGGTTATAACTGCACTAGGAGAAGATATCAAAGTTCTTCCGCATACATTAAAGCTAGTAACGTCTTGAATGGCAGATAAATTGTTGACGTATGTATAATTTGCACACGAAGCATTAATGTTGCTACCTAATATAAAAGTATTTGAAAAATTATAACTTGAGTTATTTAATCCACCGGCTATATAAGAATTATTAGAATTAAGTGTATTACTGTCTCCTCCTACAATAGATGATCTATAAGCAGTTATGGTGTTGTTGCTTCCACCTATTACAGAAGAACAATTACCATTAACTTGATTAATTTCTCCAGAACCTATAAAACTAGCATTTCCTATAACATTGTTTGAAGCTCCACCGGTGATTACAGACTTGCCCCCATTAACAACGTTTTTACACCCACCTACTACAGTAGAATGGTCTCCTCCTAATATAGAACCACTATAACCACCAACTATAGAAGAATGGTAGGTTTGTACTGAATTACAACACCCTCCACCAATAACAGAGTTGTTGCCCTTAATTTGGTTGTTTATACCGCCGACAATAGAAGAACCACCGGCTGTAATTACATTGCATTCTCCACCAACAATTAAAGAACAATCTCCACTTAATACAGAACTACTAAATCCACCGACGATGGAAGAAAAATTAGATTTTACAATATTGCGTCCTCCACCAGCAATAAAATCATTGAGACCAGAAATGTTGTTGCAATAACCTCCCACAATAGAAGATCTCTCTCCACTAATTGTATTGCAAAATCCTCCATCTATAACAGTGTGAGTATTGCTAGAAAAATTACTTTGGCCTCCTCCTATAAACGATAAACAATCTGCAACACAATTATTAAGTCCTCCGGCTATGATGGAATGGTCACAAACTACTTTATTTAATTCTCCTCCAAGGATTGAAGCATAATTTCCAGATAAAGAATTAGTTTTACCTCCCACTATAGAAGCAAAATCTCCACTAGCGACATTACATCCACCAGCTCCCACAGAAGTAAACTCGCCAGAAACGTTATTGCAACATCCACCAGCAATAGAGGATCCACTAGCACTAACTACATTGCTATATCCTCCTAAGATAGAACTGATTTCACCATTTACAAAATTATCTTCACCACCAACTATAGAAGCACAATTTTGGTTAGTGGTGTTATTTACTCCAGCACCTATAAAGTTATGATTTGCATTGGTTCTATTTAAGTTACCTCCAACAATTGCAGCATAAGAGGAATTAACTATGTTATAAGAGCCTCCATTCACAGAAGAATGTGCTCCATCTATTTGATTACAAGTACCAGATCCTATAAAATTGTGATCTCCACAAACTATATTATTACTTCCACCAGCTATAGTGGAGTATGGACTGTCTACTATTCCACTATACCCACCCACAATGGAAGAATAATCAGATTTTATTAAATTGCCTTCTCCGCCACCAATAAAACTTTTAATAGCACATACTCGGTTGCCTTCTCCACCAACAATAGAAGATTTGGGTAAGGTAACTTTATTAAATGCACCAGCTCCAATGAAGTCGTATATGCCAGTAGAACAATTATAAGCACCGGCAACAATAGCCGATGCACAAGCATCTACAAAATTGTGTTCGCCACCCCCAACAACAGATAAATCATCCCCTACGTAATTACAATTACCAGAACCGATAGTGGATCCACCACTGTCTCCAGCAGCATTAATATGATTACTCAAACCACTGGCTATATTAGAATATTTAGAAAGAGTGATGGTGTTGTTATAACTTTGGCCAACCAAGGGATTAGATGGTACAATATTACACTGATTATCTAGTCTGTATGCGGATCTGTCTGCTATATAATTTAATATAATACAAGCGGAGACAGCTTGTGTGCTTGCTTGAGTGGAGAGATTAGTAGCAGCTAATAGTAAATCACTGTTAACTAAGTGATCTGCTCTACATAGGTCTGTGATCCGAATGTCTTCGCATGTAATGGCCATCTTGTTTATACTTATTCCAGAACAAGTAAATATTTCTTAAAATCAGTTGAGAGGACTTGTATGGCTTTGTCGTTTTTTGTAGGTTGTGGATCTACTGTAAGAATGTGAATTGGATATATGAGTCCAGGAAAGAATGGCCTGGTGATGGTATTTTCCAGATCTACTTTAAAAAATGGTATGTGGCCGTTTACTTCTGTGATAACAAAATCATCATAATATTTTGAATCTCCGGATTTAAAATTAATACTAATTATGCCGGTTTGTCTTGGTATATTTTTAATTAAAAAAGAAATATTAAAATGTTTTGTAGAAGAATTAAAAGTCAAACAAGGATCTTCTAAAGCATAATTGTAGGTACTCCAATCGGTGCCTGGTTCTTTTAATATAAGCACTAGTTGGTCTAATAAAACTGTTTTTGTATCATTGGTATTACAATCAAAAATTTTTACATGAATATTGAGATAAAAACGAGAACTAAAATTAATATTAAGAGCTGATGGTGTTAAAATTACGTGATATATTAAGTTATTAACATCATCAAACCAGTACCCTGGTCGAGTGTTAAACGCAGCATATCCTGGTACTTGGCCAGAGTGGGGAGTAAACTGGCTGTAACGATTAAAAGATTGTATAGAATTGTTTTCTACGACAATTTTTTCAAAAAAACAACCACTTTTTGTTTCTACAAAAAGACAATCATAAAAAGTATCAAATCTTCTAATAGAATTGGAAGTTAATTCTCTATAAAAAGAAGAATATTGAGAATATTTGGAATATACTCCAGATAATACATTATTTGCTGTGTCTTTGGCTCCGTTTGGAGATCTTAACCACAATTCTCCCGGAAGATTGGCTTGTTCTACAAAATTCATACGATATTTACAGATTGCTCTAAATTATTTTGAGTGTCAAAAGCTGGTATAACTTTAACAATAGACCTGGGAGTAGATATTAATTGTTGTCGAAGAGTTGGAATATTGTTATTCTTCCACTTTACCAAAACTGGGCTTAAATAAGATGGTTCAAATGTTTGAAAATTGTAAATAATTGAGTCATCTATTCCGAACATTTTGGTAGAGACTAAATGTACGTCTTCAAAAAATTTAGCACTTATTTCTGTTGGATTACTAGCTAAAATAGCTGTATTTAAATTTAAAAATATATTATATATCTGAAAATTATCTTGTCTTAGTGAGGGGGGTTGAGTCCAAACACATTTTACAGAAATGTTAATAGAAGTTTTATTACCATCTTTTATATTAAAAAGATGTTTTATAGGATAATTTCGAGGATCACCCAAATCTTCTGATATAGGCATTGAAAAATCTGCGATTTTTGTTGTAAAAAACATTTTTTGAATGTGGGTCGGAGTGCCATCTCCAAAATCATATTCTATTCTGATTAATTTTTTACCGCTATCACTATTTTTAGAAGAGTATAAAAGAGAAGGATCTATAGTAAGCATTAACGGACTTACTCCTTCTATAGTTATACCACTAGAAGATAAAGATTCTAATAAAGTTGCAGAAGATTCAAAAAACATAAATTATTTTTAAACTAACCAACTAGTTATATCTGCTGGATGTCTTGTTTGTATGTTAACAGGGCCGGACCAATAGCTACTAGGATAGCTGCATATCATATAAATTTTATTATATTTGTCTTTGATCAACCAACCTACAACATGATTAATGCCGGTCACTGCCTGAGCATCTACAACGTTTGGTACTGGAACTCTTGCAAAATTTGTAACATAATCTTTTGCTCCAGTCCATTGTTCTGTGGTTAAAGCGCGCCATCCCGCCAAATATAAATAACCATCAGTTCCTATAAAAGCAGAATTTGTGGGATTACTATCTATGCCATATTTTATTAATTTAACTGGAGCTATGCCGGCTAAAGAAGATACTACGGTTGGAGTATTTCTGTTAGTATCATCTCCAAATCCCAATGGACCATAACCATTGTATCCCCAGGTGTATACTGTACCGTTAGAAGTATATGCAAGACAATGAGTATAACTACCAACTCCATAAATTGCCATATCTACAATACCAGATGTAAATGTGGCTATTTTCTTGAAAAGATTTCTATTAGTATTATCACCCACACCCAATTGACCAGAATCATTTAGTCCAACTGCATATACAGAATTGTCTGCTGTATAAACATACAAAGATTCATAACAAGAGGTGCTCTTTCTAAAAATTTTAGTAATATTATTAAATGGTGTGCCCGGCAAATTACCATCATTGTTTAAACTTTTCTGAGCCACTACAAGTGTATTAGTTGTTTGAGCAGGTGAACCAGTGCCATTGCTGAACTGGCCATAGTAATTTCCACCAGATGACCACAGAGTTCCATCTGTTTTAAGTACATGCAAACAAGTGCGAGTCATTACTACTTGTTTTACACCACTTTCAAACCCAGTAGGGGTTTTAATATTTTGCCAGTATGTCCATGTACCGTGTCCCAATTCTCCATAATAATTAGTGCCCCAAGTATATAATTTACCACTAGAGTCTATGGCGGCTGTATTTGGCCAATCATAACTACCGTGGCTGGATGTTTCAAAATCTACTATAAAGGCTGAAATGGCTATTTTTTGAAAATAATAATTCCAATTACCTAGAGCATCTACTCCTATAAACCACAAAGTACCATCATCAAACAGCACCATGGAATGAGCTCTGGTAGTTATCATCTTTATAACTTTGGTATTTGCTGGGAGTGTAAAGTTATAAAATCCATCAAATGGAATTTGCATAGGAGGCCATATACTAGCATTATCATTTTTAGAAAAGAATCGATTATTACCCCACATTATTATTCGATTGTCCGAAGTCACTACATTGGCGGTCCAGTGACTGGTATGATTTTCTCCAAAAAATGCAACAGTTTTGGGTATACTGCTATAAGAAGTAATTTTTGTACCATCTGCAAAAGTTATTCCGCTAAGGGCACTTAAATTGCTTGTAACAGTTAAAGATCCGTTAATAGTTTGTATAGAACTTTGTGGTTGATTGGTTTTTATTACATTAATTGCAGATAACAGATTGCTGTTGTTGACTACAATGGTTTCTCCGTCGACGTTTGCTGCAACTGTAGAGCCATTTAAACAAACTCCTTGGTTAAAATTATAACCCAAACTTATTTTATTTAAATTGTTAAGCTTTATGGATGTATTGTCTAAGTTTGGGGTTACAACTTTGTCTGTACTGACACTCATTCCAGTACCAAAAGTAGTTATGGAAGATATCTGACCATTTATAATTTTAATGGTGTTATTATCTACTGCAGCAGAAATTGAAGTGTAACCAGAACTAATCGCAGAATTGATAGTAAATCCAGCAGATGGAATAAATCTAAATCGACTAGCGGATGTCAATTCTACTAAATTAGATACCGGATTTATTTGAATAGAATTGTTATCTACATTTAAATTTACACCATAACAAGTAGTCTGTACTCCACTCGAGGGATCAAAACTAGTCGCTAAATAAGAAGACTGTAAGCCAGAATTAGATGCAAAACAATAAGAGTTTCTGCTAAATGTTGGCGGGTGTCCTACCATGGCACACAAAGCATCTGTAATGGTTGTCAAGTTGACAGACATTCTTCCGTCATTGGCTATGCTTATAGTATTTGGATCTGTATAAACTTTTACTACAGTTCCATTCACCTGTAGCCCATCTGTAAAAGTATAATTACCACCTCCACCACCTCCACCTACGCCAGCATTATTAATACTTCCAGATATAGTTAAATTGCCATGGATACAGGTGTTACCGTATATATCAGCTCCAAGAACATTTCCACAAGCCACAATTCCTGTGTAATTGCTTTTAAAAAATCCAGCAGAAGCACTGAGAGGGGCAATTGCACTTAAGGTACCATTGATTACAAACGGTCCCTGGAAAGGAGCTTCTGGACTTGCTATTGGGTCGTGCCCAGCATCTGGATTATCACTACTAGAGTAGGTGTGATGATTTTGGCGATGGTACTTAGAATGAAAACGGTTACTCATAACAAATGTGGGATGTAATATTTACCTTATTCGTCCAAGGGATTGGGTGTGCTGTTACAGCAATCAGAACTAGCGTTGTTCCAGGTTTTGGTCCATCCTTCACTAGAATCATAATTTATAGGAAAAGAAGATTCCAATTCTCGATAGGTGATGGGATTTACATTACATATTCTTATGGATGGTAGAGATAGATTGTAACAAGACATAGCATTCCAAGACCAACAGAATCCCTGTGGGCATATTACAGATACACCAGCTCCTTCTACTTTAAAATCAGGTAAGGAAAGAGGTGAAATATCTAAAAATTGTTTGATAGATAATATAGAGTCGTAAATTTTGTCTATTTCTCTATTTAAAATTTGAGGAAGATGAAATTCATTTACACCCACAGAGACGGTGTCTTTCTCTACATCTTTGTGTAAGGATGGTTGTTCTGTAATTGATACCGGTATCTGAGCATAATAGGTAACTATTCCAACGGAAAGTCTTTCTGTAACTTTAGAAAATTTTCCATTAAGATTATTTCTGAAAGTTTTTATATTCTGAGAAATTCTCTTCAAAGATTTATTGTAAGAAATATCTGAAGCAAAATCATCTTTTTTTAATAATATTTGTTCTTCAGACCACATATTTGTCGGCAAACCTTGGCCAATACGAAACAAATCTACCACATCTTGAATTTTTACAATAGCTTGTGGAATAGCCATTAATAAATTACGGTAGGAAGATTTTTTAATGGTTAGGGGATTATATGTAAGAGGAGAAGTTCCTATATACACTCCAAGAGCACTATATTTAAACAATAAACCACCTCTACCATTAGAAGCAATGATGTATAAAAATTCACCAGCTTCGTCCAAAGTCATTTTGGTTATAACTGCATTTGGATAATAGATACTAATTTCTGATAAAGATTTTACATATAACGGGGAAGGAGATGAAATATCAAAAACATATAAATTATGGTTTTCGGAAATCGTATAACACATTCCGTCAAAATGAGTGGCTAGATATTCTGGTCTATCTGTTTCAAATTTTTCTGTATAATAGGTGTGAATCCAATTTAGATCACTAGTAAATTCTTTGACACATTTATTATTATAATCCAAAACAAATACATTGTTTTCAGACAAAGATAAATCTGATGGAGCAGAAAATCTACTAGAATCATTTCGTCCACCAAATCCTCCGACATTGATAGATATATTAATGGTTTGTGATTCTATGTCTATATTTAAACTATAAAGTTTATTAGATGGTGGGTCTAATATATACATTATTCCATTTTCATCCACTTCTATGTTGGTTGGTCTTACAAATTGACTAGCAAAAGATGGAGTATTTGTGAATATTATTTCTTGTGGTTTGTAGTTTTTGTTTAAAAACATCCTAACATTAAAATAATCATCTAAAACATATAGATAATCGCCAGAAGAAGAAATATCTATTATGTTATTAAAGAATTGCACAGTACTAACTTTATAAACATTATTATTTATATAACTAAATGTAGTTGGAGAATCATAATATTTGCCACCAAAATATTTGTTATGCCAGCGAATACCAAATCCCTTTTTTGTAGCATTGCATCCAAGCCATCCATAATAAACGGTTGGAAAATCACTATTGATGGATTGTGTACTGTCTTGAAGTTTGGTTAAATTGTCACTTAATCTTTTTAAAGAAGTGTTAAAGATATCTGCTATTCCCCATTCATTGGGTTGGATGTGAGTTTGCTCTCGAGTCCATGGCAAATCTATAACCTCCTCATTAAGATCTCTTAAATGAGTTTGATTATATTCAGACCATTTGGATTTAATTATGATTGGTTCAGCTAAGGTGCCTATTTTAGTAGCTCCGTCTTGATAGACTGCTTCATAATCTATAAAATATGTCCCAGGCTGGGAGTATATATGTTCTGCTAATTCTCCTTTATAGGAAATTACACCATCTGTGGCATTTTCTCCAAAATATGTTCTATAAAAAAGAATATTATTATCATCTACTTCCGCTGGAGAGGTATATGCAACTGATATTGGAGCTCCTGTGATGGATATAAAATCTGAAACAAAAATAGAGGGAGACACTGCGGTGGCAAATGCTGTAAATGTTCTCCATCTATTATCTCCACTCAATGGATAAATTCTTTGACCAAATACAGGATTCCATAAATCGCCTCCTTGAGGCCAAACTTCAGATGAATAATTGCTGAAAGTAGAGCTAGGAATTGAGAATGGAATATTGGTACTATATAAAGATATGCTTAATCTGTTGATTTGCTCTTCAGTTAAATAACCAGGTTCGTAGGGATCCCCTATTTGCAAATTAATTGTTTGGGTTCCAGTGGTTGCTGGAACAGTTACTAAATAAGAATCTGGCCAAAATGTACTTTTAAGAGCATATGTAACAGTTCCACCACTAACTGGAATTACTGGAGAGGAGGAATCTGTAGAGCTTATAAATTGTGTCAAAGAAATATATCTCTTATAATCTAAATCTATCTTAGTTGAATCTAGAGTATAAGAAAAAAGAACATCTGTATTAAAGTTTACTAATGTTGGGTTTTTTTCAAAAGAATTTACACCAGTTGTGGATGGTAAAACAGAACTTGCAGTAAGGTTAAAATTATACATCCTTAATTCTCCACCCACACTAGACGGTTTAACATACTGAAAAGGTGTAGTCTGCGGATACATCTGTCCATATGCTGTTAAAGATATAGTTAGACCGTCATTTGAGAGAAACTCTGGAGTATACGGTAGAGATATTAGAGTTGCTGAAGGGGATTTTAGTGTGGATAAAAAGGTTTTTTGAGATCCAATACTATAGTCGTACTCTGTCATTATCTTGTTGGCACTGACATAAAAATTTTGACTACTAGATTTCTTATTATTATATGCCGTAGGAGCATTTGCTAATGTATAATTGCTAGCACTTAGCAAAACTGCCCTTGTTCCACTCCAACAATACTCTGGGTATGTAATAAATTTTAATGGAGTATAAAATTCAGATGAATTTGGGGTATAAATCGTAACAGTTGTTGCTATATTATGATATGCTGGAATTTTAAAATCTACATTTTCTATTAAATTGGGATCTTGCCATCCTACCGCATAGGCACTTAAGGCACATAATGTAACTATGGTAGTATTAATATTTGCAGAAGTAATTGCAAAATTTAAAGTGGGATGTTTGCCGTAAAGTGATGAAATTAATAGAGTATGTCCAGTGTTGTCAGAAACACTCCATACATAAGTAGTGCTTAAAGATACGTCAGATGTGCTATAAGAAGACAGAGAAAATACATTTGTGTTGTCATTTGGTCTGGTCAGAATGTATTGATTTAAAGTGGTGTCTAATATGGTTGCAGATATAGAGTTATATCCGGTATATGATATAGTAAAATCTGAATTCAAAAGATCCCTGGACGGAAATTCATCTACATAAAAACTATAATTAGTTTTGAATAAATTATTTTGAGAATGACACATTAAAACCATTTCCACTTCATTAACATCTGGTAATTGTGTTGAGTATCCCGGAGTCACCTCTACAAAAATAGAACTAAGTTGAGTTGCTGGTAGTATGGTTCCGTAACTATATGGAGTGAGAGAACCGCCGCTTCCGTAGTAATATACACTAATTGGTGTTAACTCTGGTTGTAATATGGATGCATATTTCCAAGACCAGGACAAAGAGGTGCCAGTCGGAAACTGATACACTTTGCCGTGATAAGGTACTAACGCAGATAAACCTATGGTTCTAATTTTATTTAAATTGTTAAAATTTTTATTAGGTCCTATAAGAAATCTTTTTTCATCAAACGGATTTTGAATGGCAGAGTTGGATTGTAAGGTGGTTACTTCATTATACTTCTGAGAAGATAGTTGAATGGTAATGGTATTCAATCCAAAGTCACTAAATCTTACATAAGATGTTTGCGCAGAAAATAAAATTGGTACATTAGCAGATAAGGATTTAATAATGTTTCCACTGAGGTCTAAAGAACTTAATGTAGCACCTAAACCAGATGGTGAATAACTCCAAGTAATATAAGAATTTCTTAAATCTCTAGTAGGCCATTGAGGAGCTGCTGTCAACATATCACAAGATACCTCAAAAGTGGTGCCGGTCTGATTAATTGGATTTAAAAATATAGGTGATCCGGTATAACTTTGGGTTTGGTTTTTTGCTATAGTTATTACTGTAGGTAATTTAGAGGTAATCCAACCACCAGCAGAACTTAATGTAGATCTCAATACTAAAGTAGCCTCTCCATAAGGAGTGTGTGGATAATCTATGGTTAAGTCTACTCCAGATGGTACCGGAACCCATGGAGAAAATTTTAAATTATATGGGTCTTTGTTTGGTCCGTAATATACATTAATAGCACTTAGGTCTAATAAAAAAGAATCAGATAATAATTCATATTTTATATATTCTTTTACATTATTATTTTTAAGATCATATTTTAACAATCCGTAATCAGAACTTATAAAAGAAGATAAAACAACGGTTTGAGAATTTGCAGAAACTGCTGATGTAATTAAGCTAAAAGTTAAATAACATGAATCTGTTAAATTATTAAATCCAAGTTTTGGAGCTGATAAAGATAACTGATAAGAATAGTAATGAGGAGGATACTTAGTAATTGTTTGTATACTCTTGTTAGCAACTGTCGGTGAAATTGGAACATTTAAATCATAACCAACAGAATTAATATAAAAGGCACTAAGAGTAGAATTTACAGTTTCTAAAGAATATAATAAAATTGGACTATCTGATATAAAATCTAATCCAAGGAAAGATCCGGGTCTTCCAGTTACATCACTATATATTGTTTTATTAACATAATGATACCGACTATAATAATTAACTGTAGAGGAAGACAGATCTACTACTGCACTTAATATGCAATTGCTTGCATCTCCAAGATTAGAGATAGTGTCACCCAAGGCTCTAAATTGTAGTAATTGAAATGCCTGACGATTGCTAGATAAACTTTGATTATTAAGAATATAAGAACTTTTAAAAGAATGAGGAAGTTCAGGGTGGGTATCTATACGATCTTGGCCAAGAGACAAAACACCATCATACGCAGAATATGTTACATAATATGTTACACACGGAGAATCTGGTCTTATCTTCGACTTAATAGTGGTATCTTCCAAAGCCCGAACAGAATTATACGGGTTGTTGATAGGTGAAAAAATAATGACGGGATAGTTAATTCGTTGTCTGCAAGAACTTAAGCTAAAAACATAAGAAGTATCGGGTGTAGTAGGAAGAGGACTGAATGTGGGTCCGTTGTTTAAAAAATCATAATGTTGGCTATATGCCAATGCCTCTGAAGCAGAGGATTTAAAAAAATAGGTAGTGTGATCTGTTACTACTGCAGAGGTGGTTAGGGTCCAAGAACTAATATTTTTAACTAAAGAAACTGGTTTGAGAAATAATCTAGAAGGATAAAGAGAATAGGCATATTCTCTTTTAAAAGCAGCTTCTGCTCCCGGGTTAATATTTACGTAAAAATAATTAAACTGATGACCTATATTATATTTTGTGCGGTGACTAGATAAATCCCATACAAAGGATGCTCCTGTGTCTGTATTAATTATATATTGACTAGTTTGATTGGAAAAAAAGTAAGATGCTTTGTCGTAATAAACTGTATTAACATTTTCTACTTCGTTGATAGGCACGTTGCTGAGCCTGAGTAAATTTTCAGCTGGAAGTTCTCCAAGTCGTGGTTCTATAAGTTGAGAACTAGGAGAAATTCTGTAGGTTTCTGTGGGCCAGGTACCTAATTTTTCAATTAAAAAAGCGGAGTCAGCAGCTGCCATGGCAATAATACTTAGAATGAAATTTAATAGTTCAACAAATTTAATCCCTTGTATAATTCATAGGTTAATAGAGTCTCGTATATTCCCTCATTACCCTGCCATTCTTCCTTGGAAGAAGTGTTGTAATTAATGGTGGTAAATGGATTTTCCCAATCTATTATTCCCTCAAGAGTTTTTCCTTCACTTAAGGTAATATATTTGTAAAATTCATAATATTCAGTCCAATTTTGTGGCAAATTAAGATATGATGCTAACATATTGGTTGAATAAAGTGTAAAATTATTAATATTTCCAGTATAAATGAGTTGGTATTCATCTATACTTTTATTTTTTAATATAACAGGTTCACCGGCAGAAATTCCCATAGAAGAGGTGTATATTGGACCTTTGTTGAACGCTTCTATTTGCTGCCCAGGAATACTTTTGAAAAAATACTTTCTCGAATCTTTAGCACCTCGAAGTCTACTTTGATTAATGCTAATTAAATTCATTAATCTTTTTATAGACTCAGGATAGGTAAACAAAAAATCATCTGTGTTTAAATCTACCATTTGAGATAAACTATATAGCTGATCTATATTGCAAGTATCTATGTCTACATTATTACTGGTAAAATTGGCAATTTTTTCATATATGTCCGTGCCCAAATCACCGGCTTTATTTCCTAAAATACTAGCAAAAAAATCATCAAATAAAACAGGGCTGTCCTGTAAAATTGGCATAAAGGCTAATTTTTTCATATAAGAAGCCATATCAAAGTCTTCATTTATCTTGGCTAATCCATAGGCATAAGAATTATCAGCATAAAAATCTAATGGTCTAGATATTCCCGAAACGGAAAAATATTTTGTAGATTTTTCTATAGAAGAAAGATACTTTAACCCAAATTTGTTCGTCCATCTAAATCCAGACCAATCTCCATTAGCCTGTAAAGATTTATTACCTCTGCCATATGCTAATGCATTTTTATTATTTGCATCTAAATAATGTACAAAACCTTGAGGATTGATGACAAAGCTATCCACAATAGACACACTGTCGTTGTCTAAAAGATATACGCAATTTTCTATAGAATTAATAACATAAATTTTTCCAGCCAAATCTGAACATATGCCCTCCAATACATGAGTTTCTGCGTTTAAATATGAATTAGCTGTAAACAATTCAACAGTTTGAGTCGAATATAATTCGTTACCGGATATATCATTTGTTACTGTTATCTTGGATACAGATCGATAATCATGAGTAAACCATAGGTTTTGGTTATTATCTATAGTTAAATTATTAATGTTTTGATAAGGTCCGAATCGAGAAAGTCCGCCAGGGGCACTAGACAATAGGGTTAAAGTAGAATTACGCCTTTCTATATAACCTAAGTTGTCGCCTTGATTAAACGGTAAAGATATCCAAACATTTCGATTGTTATCACAAACAATCTCAGAAGGAGTGGATAAAGCTGGTAAAGATATAGCATATAATATAGAAAAATCATCTGCTTTATATTGAACAATAAAACTGCTCAAAGGATTTGAATAGCAAATAAAAATATTGTCATTTATATCAATATCTAAAAATGTCGGTTCTATGAATATTTCATCAGTCAAAAAACTGGTTAATGTTGGAAAGTAACTTTCTGCACACAACCATGGAACAAAACTGCTTAAACTGCTGGAAGAAGAAAAAACAAATGAAGATGGGTTTATGGCTGTTAAGAAATTACCATAACTATCTAGTTTTATAGATGTCACTGAGTCACTTAACGTTAACCATATATTTTGTTGGCTATCTAAACTCATTGCTATAGGATATGTGGTTGTTCCGGTTATTCCTAAATTTGTGGTAACTAAATCATTTATATCTATAGCACTTAATATATCTCCTTTAGAATCTATTCTATATAAATAACTAAGTTCAGAGTCTAACATCCAAGCTTGGTAGTATGGATATGGTAACGCAGCAATGCTGTATATTCCATGAAAACCACTCAGTCCATTAGTTACCACTGGCATTTCAAAGGATTGTTGAACAATCAGAGGTACTATCAAGGATGATAATAAATTGACTCTACTGTATTGAGCGACAGTTACAGAGCCGTTTTCTGGATTAGAAAGCCATAATAGAGGATTAAAAAAGTTTGCAGTCAATGGTGGCATTGCTGCGGATAAATGAGCTGTAATGCAAACACCTAAAGTATTAACGTTTTCTGCATCAAATTGTCCTTTATAATATCCAGGAGTTTTATAGTTAGAGTAATCTGTCCAGTTAAAATACGGTTCTGGGTCAAATGTAGCACTCAAACCAATCAGACCCACTTCTATAGGAAAATTGTCTTCGTTTTTTAATGGAAAACTATGAACAAAATAAGAAGAATCTGAAGGAAATTTAAAATTATTTTCTGATAACCACGGATCGTCTAAAGTTATCGGAGAATATGTAGCATTGACTATGATAGGTACCTTGGATGTAGACCAACGAGGATTTGCATGTTCTCTGATTCCGTTTTCGGTTATTTTTAAAATATCTGGAGTTTTCCAAGTCTGGACATACGGACAAACCGCAACAGTTTTGCTATTAGCATAACTAGGTAAAAAATTTAAAGATTCAGTTTGTAGTGTATAATCTTTGGAATTATCTGTTAATAATGTAGCTAGTATGGTTGTATAATCAGAAGAAGAAGATGCAACATCCATATTATATAAATCGTCTGAGAAATAAAACTCAGCATATCCACTAACTCCAGCGACATAAGATCCAGCAGGATTTAATTTACCCGCAGAATTAGAGTGTAATATGGTATCTATAGTTTTTATAGTTTGGATTTGATTACCATTTAAATCATAAAAACGAGTCTCAGGTCTGAGAAAATTCCATTTAGTACCAGAACCTGGATTACTAGAGCGAGAAAATAAAGTTGATAATTGTATAAAATGATCTTTAGTGTCGGGAGAAGTAATAACCAATTTAAACGGATAAGCATTTAAAAATCCTGCGTGAGTGGGCGGCGGTACTCTTTCAAAATATATAGATTCATTTAGAGAGAGGGTAATCGTAATAGTTTGAATACTTTGAGATTCTACAGCATCACCACTAGGACCATATGCTACTAATTTAACCAGAAAAGAGCCAGCAGAAGAATATGTATGGGTTGGATATAATAAAGAACTGGAAGATCCGTCTCCAAAATACCAAGTAACCTTTGTATCTTTGGTAATCGGATATATGGTAGGAAAAAAAGAAATTGGAGTTATTCCTACATATCCGGTAGAAGAACTTACAGAAAAATTTACGAAAGATATCATAATTAAAAGTCTGCTATTTTTACAGAATAAGAAAGATCTACTACTTCAATGCGATCTGCTAAATAAGCAACATTATTAAGCAATGGATATTTAAAATCATCTAAATATATTGTTTGAGTATAAACATTTATATCATTTGTGGGATATTTGGAATTCCATACTAAAAATGATAATTGTCTTGAAACTGTGTCGGTATCTTTACGATAACTATCTATATAGTCTACTCCATCTATTCCAATAATATACGTAGTCAATTGATGAGTATTAATATTATATCCGAGAACTGCTGCGGCAAAATAGTTTTTAATTAAATTAACCACATCAAATTTAATAGAAGCACTAGACCTACGTGTATTGGGATTTTTGTGTATTCTTAAAGTTGTCTGAAGAATATCTGTAGTAGTAACTGGTTTGTATAAATCTTTTAAATAAAAATCAAACAACATATATTCAGGATCCATAGGAACAATTTGGATTCCAAGACCTTTGTATCTATTAACTTCTTTTAAAATTATTTCTTTTTGAGCAGATAATAAATATTTTTGAGAATTTTTTGGAATACTGTATATGTAAACATTGTTAAAATTGCACGAATTGGCAAATTTAACTTGATTCAACAAAATTTGGGTTTCTAATTGAGGTTTGCTTAAACCTATAGAATATAAATATTTTAAATGAGTATTTAAATAGGTGTCATTATCAATAGCTTTTGAATCTTTAATAATATTAGAAAAATTATTATTAACAAAATAATTGTAATCATCTGTTGTTATTAATCTTTGTTGACTTCTAAAAGATTTTGGGGCTTTTTTTCTTATAGATTCAACTGATTCTTCATCACTATATTGAGAGGAAGGAAATAAATTGTCTAAAGACAGGAAATTAAGTTTATCAAAAGTAAAATAGGTGCCAAAAATAGATTTAGTTTGATTAAAAATTGTACTAAATTGTCTAGAGTTGAATGGAACAAAAATATTATTTCTTAAAGCATGTGGTCCAATGGTGTTACTACCTGGGTTTATTTTTAAAAAATAAATAGCCACTTGATCTCCAGCATCTAATTTTTGACCGTTAATATCATCACCAAATAAAATTTCATACCTTTTATTAGCATTATATCTTACTTCATACACTTTAGCAGTGGCAGAATATTGAGTTAAATTTTCCACTCTGTTCCATTTTTTCCAAGTTTGAGTGTCTTTTAATACATAAACATCTATGGTAAGGTGATCAATGAAAACATCATCTCCCGTTGCTATATACACCACTTCATTTTCAATTCCCAAAGCAGAATGGATATCATATTCTTGTATAGAACCTTCTCTCAGCATATAAGTGTGATTTACGTCTGCAATGGTTTCTGTTCCAGCTGTTTGTTTTGTAAAACCTATATCTTGAGTCAAGGTAAAAATAGTACCACCAACTGATGTGTAACTATAGCGAGGTATTATATAAGAATTTGCAGAGAGATCACTAGAAGCGGTGATAGTAAAGGGAACTGATTGAGAAGTTTTGCCTATCGGATTGTAGTTTAAAATTTTAACAATTCGATTCATGTTTTCATATATTTGAGCTTCGGAAAACATACTCTCAGAAGAGGTTTTGCTGTTGTAAAATTGTAAACTACCAAAAGCCATACTGATAATATCAATTATGGCAGAAATATTAGATCCTTGAAAATTTTGATCAGTAAAAACTTGACTATTGTTGAGTTTATCAACAATTTTATTGCGCAATTCTAATGCATCAAAAGCTAAAAATTGATTATCCATATACTGTAATATTGTTTACCCCTGAATAGTGTTGTGTATTAAATCTAAACTCTAATTTATCTAACAAACCAGATTGTTTGACTCTGTAATTAATAGATATTTCGTAACTATATTCCTCTTTATTGGGTTTGATGTATAATTTAAGTAATTCTATGCGAGGTTCAAATGTACCTATAGAACGTACTATATCATTGCCTATAATGTTGGCATTAGATTCTGTTACTGCTTCAAATAAAAATCTGTCAAGAGATCCGAAAAAATTGGGTGATAAAACTTTCCAACCTTGCTTACAGGAAAAAATGTTGTAAATAGAATTTGAAATAGCTTTTTTATCATGGTCTACTTCAAAATCTGCAGAAAAAACTGGATTTAAACCGTTTCCTATGTTCTGGGATATTTTTAAATCTAGGTGTAAATCTGTATAAGTATAACTAGAGGCAGATTTGTTGTATTGGTCTGTGAGAGCAGAACTACTATTAGTAATCTTGGGTTTAACTATATTATCTAAATAAATAGCGGCCATGGTGATAAATATTTATGCCTAAAATCTCTATAATGTATGAATAACAAATTTAACAAATTTCAAAATTTATTTGAAACAGCATTTTCTCACTTTTCCAATGGAGGATTTAGAGAGGGCACTCCTATTGTATTAAAACCTAGTTTTTTGAAGTGTGATTATTTTAAAAAACATTATAGTGGTCATGAGGCTTTTTCTAATTTTTTGAAAGAACTTATTAATAATGAAGTTATGTTCTTTATCAAAAGGGTTGTTAGTCGTGGATCCTTGCAAAATGTAAAGGATGCTAATGATAACGAAGGAGCTGGTGATGTATATCTTAGTTTACACACAGATCCGCGCACTGTTCAGTGGCCTACAGAATATAATGAGTTTACTATTCCAGGAGATTTTGATTTATTAGACATTAAAGATTATGGAATTAATCTCCCTCCAGTACAAGGTGTTCCTAATAGGTATGAATTGCCTTTGAATGGAGATATCAAAGTGTTCAAAATGGAAACAAAGGTAGATAATCGTCCAGAAGATGATTTCTTGCCGATAAAAAATACAACTTTGGCACACACAAGTAAACCAGGTGCACCAAAGTTGGTCAAAATTACCTCTAAAAAGAAGTAATTTATTTTAAATCATTTTCCAGAGCAATTATACAACAAAAGAAATTAATTTCTTTGTCTAAAACTGTTGCATCTCTATACATATATTCTCCGAGATTTAACATTAAAGATTTTTTAACATTGTCTTTAAAATCTGAGCGATAAATGTATTCAAATAATTCTTTCATCAAACTTTGAAAGTCTCCATTAAAAGATTTTTCTGCTTCAATAATCTTCTTACGAATTTCTAAGGTAGAAGTCTTTGCTGTTAAATCTTTAAATATAGAAGACGCAAAATTTGATATTTGATTATCTTCTTTAATGATTAATTGACCGGAGACCGAATATTTTTGTAAATCATTAATAATTCGACGAATGTCAGGACTGTTTTTTTCTATAAGACTTAGCAATGCAGACTTTTGATCATCTGCTACAGAAATTCCTTCACCTCTAAGGATATCTATGCTTCGCTGTACAATACCTTTAAGGTTAGGTTGAAGCTTAAACAACATACATCTTGAACGAATAGGTTCAATGATTTTATTAATATAATTTGCAGTAAGAAGAAAACGAGTAGTATCTGTAAATTCATCCATTACATTCCGTAGAATACGCAAAGAATCTCCAGTCAATCCGTCAGCTTCGTCTAGAATCACTACTTTTTTCTTTCCATCTAAAGATCGAGTTTGAGCAAATGAAATAACTTTGTTACGAATGGTGTCAATACCATTTTCATCACTAGCATTAATATAAAGATACTGACACTTTAATACATGTTTGACTAGAATCTTAACTGAGGTGGTTTTACCGATACCAGCACTACCGTGAAACAAAAGATGAGGGGTATCTTCATTGATAGACAATAAATGATTTTTAATTTCTTGTTCTAAAACAAGATCTTCAAATTTTTGTGGTCTATATTTTTCACACCATAAATTTTTATAATGATTGTTCATAATTATTTTCCTGATTGACCAAAGCCGTTAGCTCCTCGGTCGGTTTCTTCCACTTCTTCTGACCATTGTGGTTCGAGAGATATCAACGGAAAGTAAGCTATTTGAGCTACTCTATCCCCCTTTAACACCTTATAGTCTTTGTCCGAAAAATTATATAATTTAACTCCCAGATCGCCACGATAGCAATTGTGTACACAAAGCTTATTAGCAAAATAATTGGCGTTATTTTTTACAGATAAATAAAAAATGTCTTTAGAAGTTGATTTTTCAATTTTTGTCACTTTGGAGTGGGTTATTTTCATAAGATTTAAGAATATTTAAAATTTCTAGTTGGTGAATCTGATTTTTCCACTTTGATTCCCACACAACAATTACATTATAACCACATTCCATATAAAGGTCTCTTTTATACTTGTCATGGTCCCAAATTTCTTGTGCAGTTTTTAATGTGCGAGGATTTATAAAAGAAGATGAATAAATTTCCGGATTGCAATGAAAAAAATCACCATTGCATTCAATAATAATATTTCCACAAACAATGTCTGGATACACATATCCCCTTTTGTTTGGTTTTGCTACAGCCTGGTTCGTTGAAAATTTAAATCCATTTTGTTTAAGGAACAACCTTACATCCAACTCAAAAGAGGAAGTTGAATTTAATTCTCTACAATTTTTACATTTGTGTTTAACATTAAAGCTGTTACAATAGACATTATATTCTTCTTCGTAAGAAGTTTTACATATTGAACATATACAAGAAATTCTACCAGTTTCATAACGACATTTAGTTGAACAATATTTTGAAATTTCTTTCCTGTATCCCCAAACTTTATAATCTTTTTGGCAGTTATTACATTTCTTGCTTAAAACATTTTTTTCAGATTCTGGAACTTTTAAAATACCTTTTAATTTTATATCTTTTGAACTGCATTCTCGAGAACAATATTTTGTTTTTAAAGCCATATATCCCATAACTTCAAATTTTTTAAAACAATATAAACATTCTAAAATTTTGCGATTTTTATGTGCAGTTGATGAACACAAAACAGAACAAAAACGCCGTTGTAAATCTGTAGATTTGAATGGTTTTAAACAAAGTTCACACTTTAAAATTTTAGCAATTGTCATTGCTTCTATTTTGCATTTTTTGGAACAGTATTTAGAAATTTTTTTGGAGTTAAAAAATGTAATATAACATTGCGGGCATGTGTGTTCGTGCTTCATACGTATACTTACCCTATATCGTGGTGGTAATGGTATTAAGAAACTGATAGTATTTCATCTCCTTCTGTCAAATTCAAAGCTTTTATCCATCCTTTTTTTGTATAAAGTTCTTTTTCTGGAGGAACTTCTAGTATATTACCATCCGCTGTATGTATTTTAAAAAGTTCACGGTTTTCTACAATCCACATATCCTTTATATTATCTTCCTGAAGCTGATGAGAGTCGATGTGATATGAAATAATGTTTGGTTTAATTTCTCTTTCAAAAAGATCTTCTACATTTATTTCTCCTTCTGATGTAAGAATTTTAGTACCAGCTGGTACACAATTATCAATTACACCTAAATGAGGTTGTATACCATGTTTAAAGCCCATACCAGATCGCGGAAGAATTAAATACCAAATATTTTCTGGTACCTTTGCTACTTGGATTCCAGTTGGAACAACTCCATCTCCCTTGGAAGGAATAGTAACATCCTCTACAGCAAATAGATCATAACCTGTATCATTAGAATTATTTCTACGCGGAAGAAGAGCCTCGGGATGAGTTTTCTTAAAGTGAATTTCTGATAGAAAAGGATAATTAGTCATATAAGTATTATAGCTCTGGATTAAAAAATATTCAACATGGAATA